GAAGCTGGGCTTGCTAATCGCCACGTTAACAATGACAAACGAGTTACAAGCTTTCTCGACAATGTCGAGAGTCAAACTACTTTCTGCGATAGAAGGCATGGTGATTTTCTCCGTGGTTTGTTTCGCACTGCGTTGGGCATCATCAGTACACCCGCATTAGGTGCAGACAAACCTACTTTCGTGGCTAGTTGGGTGATGGCACTTTTACCGGCGGGTTGCCCCTTCAACCGTGCGCGTTCGTTTTTCTGTCTCGATAGTCTGAGATCGAACACTTATCAACATCACTTTAGTTCCACTGCTAGTAGCAGCACTACGGGGCTTGCCTTTCGACTCTCATCCGCTCCAGCACCTTTACCTGACTGGGGGGTTCGCTCCATTGAGCGGCAGGCTATCGGGCCTCGTGCCGTCCCCCCTGTGTTGCGCGGGAAGAAATCTGATTCTGAACAATCGTGCGTGTGTTGTCAACTATTGACGAGTAAATAATTAACGAGTCATGCACACACTATTCAAACGAGTCAGCGCGGGAATCATTACAAGTGAATGTCAGTTGCCGGCTATTGGTATCTGATGGCTTACGATTAGGTATAAAGAGAAGCAGCTAAAATAGGTTCTGTGAATACCCCTCAAATGGTTGACTTTTCAAGGTGACGAGTTAGCAGCCAACTAATAGTAGGGCATAGGGCATAGGCGAAACGTCTTACACGGCTCCACAGACACGCTGATGCAGTGTTTGATTAGTCAAGTTTTATTTATTCAACGCACGGTTCTATAGATGAATAGCCGGTGAATATCTAGAATGTGAGCTATTGACTAGTTAGTGGTAAGGGTATGAATGACGAGAAGGTGATTAAGCGCAGGGTAAGGAAGCCGTCAGCTAAGATGATTAAGTTCGGTTGTCTACTGGCAACAGGCGAACACACTATCGTGGAGGCTTACAAGCTTTCGTACGACGCTACGAATATGTCTGACGCGGTAGCTAGAAACGAGAGTAGCAAGTTAGCTAATCGCCGTGACATCACCATGATAGTGGAGGAGGAAAAGAGCCGTTTGTTAAGCCTACAGGCTGACAAGGAGAGCCAGAAAAGAATGGCGGATGCTGTCCAACATACTAGTGATCGTGAGCGGGTGTTGACTCGACTGCGAACGTGGCTAGACCTGCCGCCTGATTCAGCACTGCAACTGAGAGCGGCTGAGATACTCGCCAAGGCGGTTGGCCTGAACAACCAAGTGATCGTCTCAGAGTCCAAGGATAGCACCTCACTCGCAGCAGAATTAGAAGCGATGCTGCTTGCTGCTAACGAGGCAACACAGTCTGTTACTAACGAGTCAACAGAGTCAGTGACTAACGATAACGAACAGTTGCACTAACGTATCTGCACTGTCGCACTAACAAGTTAGCGAAGGTGAGCTAACGAATTCTGTGAGGTGAAGCATAGTATAACCGTTATACAGGGGGGCTTCTAACGTGCTGTCTAAGGGGCTGGCTTCAGCATATCGACACCCCCACCCCCCCTGACGCTGGCGTGGTACTTACTACTATATACATAGTAATACACACAAATAATCACCTATTTTTGAAACTTGCCCAAACAAAAGCTAATTAAATCAATAGCTTACCCCTTTTTTGCTCAGGAAAAGTATGTGTTTTCCCCTATAAAAAATTTTTTTCAAAATTTTCAGCAAAAAGCTTTGATTTCTTTGTCAATAGCCTTAATATGCTAGGATAAAGAAATAGCTCTCTTAGTAAGTAGCACCTTACGAATAGGCTAGTATATTTTTTTTGAGATGGGCTAGTTAATAAGTAGCCCCTTATAGAGCTAAGTAGCCCCTTATATATGCAGCTATCAAAAAAAATAAATCCCAACCTCCTTAAAAATGTTAAGAACTTGCCTGTAAAAGAGCAGGAAAAGGTTCTTAACCTATTAAAAGAATTAAAAGACGCAGAAGACAAAGAGCAAGCTAGAGAAAGCTTCATGCCTTTTATCAACCGTGTATGGCCTGCCTTTATTGAAGGGCGACATCACAAGATAATGGCTGATGCCTTTGAGAGGGTTGTTAAGGGCGATCTAAAGCGTTTAATCATTAATATGCCGCCAAGGCACACTAAGTCTGAATTTGCTTCTTATCTGCTCCCTGCTTGGTTTCTGGGGCAGTTTCCTGAGAAGAAGATCATACAAACAGCACACACCGCAGAGCTATCTGTTGGTTTCGGGCGAAAGGTTCGTAACCTAGTAGATGGTGATGATTACAAAGAGATCTTCCCTGACGTAACACTAAGATCTGACTCAAAGGCTGCTGGCCGTTGGAGTACAGGTAAAGGCGGAGAATACTTCGCTATAGGTGTTGGAGGGGCTGTCACAGGTAAGGGTGCTGATCTTTTGATCATTGATGACCCTCACAGTGAGCAAGAAGGCCAAAGCTCAGATCCCGGTGTCTTTGATAAGGTTTATGATTGGTACACATCAGGGCCAAGACAGAGGCTACAGCCCGGAGGGGCTATTGTTATCGTAATGACTCGATGGCATAAAAGAGATTTGACCGGCAAAATCATTAAAACATCTGTTCAGCGAGCGGGAATGGATGAATGGGAAGTTATAGAGTTCCCGGCAATTATGCCTTCTGGGAAGGCTTTGTGGCCTGAGTTCTGGGCTATAGAAGAATTAGAAGCTCTTCGTAGTGAGCTACCCGCCCCCAAGTGGAGCGCACAGTACCAGCAAGATCCGTCTTCTGAGGAAGGCGCACTCGTTAAAAGAGAATGGTGGAAGAAGTGGGAAAGCGAGACCCCGCCTTTATGTGATTTCATTATTCAGTCTTGGGACACTGCATTCCTAAAGACTCAACGAGCAGATTACTCTGCTTGCACAACGTGGGGAGTTTTCTATCATCCCGATGATGAAGGCACTACACAGCCCAATATTATATTACTTGACGCTCATAAAGAGCGATTAGAGTTCCCTGAGCTAAAGAAATGCGCCTTAGAGCTTTATAACGAGTTCCAGCCAGATGCATGTATTGTTGAGGCAAAGGCCGCAGGGACACCTCTTATTTTCGAGTTAAGAGCAATGGGCATTCCTGTGGGGGAATACACCCCATCTAGAGGTAACGATAAGATCTCTAGGGTGAATGCTGTTTCAGACTTATTCGCATCAGGCATAGTCTGGTGTCCAGAAACCCGCTTTGCGGAGGAGGTGATCGAAGAATTTGCAGCCTTCCCTGCTGGAGAGCATGACGATCTCGTTGACTCTTCCACACAAGCACTGCTTAGATTTAGGCAGGGAGGGTTTCTTCGTTTGAACTCTGACGAAGAAGATGAACCGTTTTATCCTAAAAGAGCAGAATACTACTAGTGGCTTTTTTGCAAAGTAACATACCCTACTTTAAATGCTGGGTAAGGAAAGAGTACACACACAACAACCAAAAGTATCATGGAGAGTTTCTTCATGCGATGGCGGTTGCTGTAACTACAATGCCATCAAGGTGTCTTAGCTTTCAGGTGATATTTACCGGGGCAGAAACCTATGATGACGATGAGATGGAGAATGTACACGGCGGTGCTATGTGGGCAAGAATGCCTATTACAGCACTTGTTGCAGACACTCCTTATGAAGAATGGCCTGAACCGATGCCTACTTGGGCGGTACAGCCTTGGGATTGCATGTCTCACCATCACTCAGTCTATAAGATAGAAAGAGCTTCTCCTGCACCTTGGATTGCCAAAGTTGATGGGGAGTTCTATCCGGCAAAGTATTACTTTACGGTAGACTATACTGATAGTGAGGTGGCAGATGACCCTGCACAGCACAAGCAGAGCCATGTCTTGGAGCTTCTTGATGCAGGCGAGTACACTGGCAATATAGTGGCATTGCCTAATAATCGAGTACGGGTAACGCATCCGGCTTGGTTTGAGACAGGAGAAGGTGCGCCGGACTTCAGACCGAACCAGAAATCATATAACTCCAAAGAAGATGTGGAGTACACTCAAGATACTGCTAGGGTGTTCAATAACTTATATAGCGAGGGTTACAATGAAGAAGACTAAAGGCTACATGGCTGGCGGTAAAGCTAGAATGAGTACCAAGATGATGGCTAATGGCGGTCTTACTGGCGCACTCAAAAGAGATATGTCTAAAACCAAAGGCATGGCTAAAGGTGGCAAAACCAAAGCTAAAGGTATGGCTATGGGAGGAAAGACCAAAGGCATGGCTAATGGTGGTAAGACTGTTGCCAGAGGCAGCGGTGCAGCAAGAACTCAGTATTTCGGGAAGAATGGCTAAATGGCTATTGATCGCCCACTAAGCACACCGCTCCCCATCAACCAAGAGATGGGTGAAGTTGAGATTGAAATAGAAAACCCAGAGTCTGTCTCTGTTGAGACACCTGACGGTGGGATAATAATTGATTTCAACCCAGACATGGCGGATACCTTAGATTCCTCTCATGACGCTAATCTGGCAGAAGTGTTAGATCCTAAAGATCTAGATGAGATCTCCTCAGACCTTATAAGTTCTTACAAGAACGATAAGGAGAGTAGGTCAGATTGGGAGCGTTCATATATAGATGGGCTAGAACTTCTTGGTTTAAAGATGGAGGATAGGACTACCCCTTGGGATGGTGCTTGCGGTGTATCGCATCCTCTTTTGACGGAAGCAGTTATACGCTTTCAGTCTCAGGCAATACAAGAACTGTTTCCTTCAAGTGGGCCGGTAAGGACAACCATTGTTGGTGTCATTAACGAAGAAAAAGAAAAACAAGCCCACAGAGTTAAAGATTACCTAAACTACCTAGTCACAGAAAAGATGACGGAGTATAGGACTGAAACAGAAAGAATGCTTTTCTCACTGCCTTTAGCGGGATCTGCGTTTAGAAAGGTTTACTTCGATCCTTCGTTGGGCAGACCTTGCAGTATGTTTGTTCCGGCAGAAGACTTTGTTGTTAGCTATGGCGCATCTGATTTGGCTACCTGCGAACGTGCTACGCATGTAATGAAGAAAAGCCCGAACGAAATAAGGAAACTACAGGTTTCCGGGTTTTACTTAGACGTTGACTTAGATAAAGCTTCCTTTGACCCCGACAGGATTAAGCTAAAGTATGACGAGTTAACAGGAGACACTGGGAACTACGAAGCAGATTCTCGGCATACCCTCCTTGAGATGCAAGTTGATCTAGACTTGCCCGGATTTGAAGACGAGCGTGACGGAGAGCTAA